ACAGGAACAAAAGAAGAAAGAGATAATAAAGTTAAATTAGCTCTAGCTATAGCTGCTGTTTCTGCACTTGTTTTCGTATATAGGAGATAGTTATATCATGAATAAGATAAAAAGTATTGTATTCATGTTTATAATTTTAATAAATGGTGGGGCAGCGACAGTTGCCCTTTCACAAAACAATGAAAAAGAGACTTATTGTTTAGCTCAAAATATATTTTTTGAAGCTAGAGGGGAGTCAACTAAAGGTCAATTAATGGTAGCAGCCGTTACTATTAATAGAGCAAATCACAAAAGCTTTCCTAATACTATTTGTGGTGCAGTATGGCAACGTAAACAATTTAGTTGGACTCATGATGGAAAGCATGATAACCCAGAAAGAATGGGTAAAACAGACAGATTAGAGTGGGCAAAAATAAAACACCTAGCAGACCTTGTTTTAAATCAACCTAATCATGTGTTACCTAAAACACAAGCGCTTTATTATCACGCAGATTATGTAAAGCCCTTTTGGATAAAACATAAAGCTTACTTAGGAAAAGTAGGTACGCATTTGTTTTATAAAAACAAGGAGAGATAATATGTATATACAAATGTGTATACTTGTTGGCTTACTCTTCTTTTCTGCAGCTATGATTGTCTATATGATATCTACAGATGAAAAAATAAAAAGCTTAATAAAAACAGTTATTAAAGCTGTTTAATTCAACGGGCTTCGGATAGCTCATAACAATATGGAGAACAAAATGGAACTAGTTTTATTTGGTTTTATACTAATAGCACCAGTAATGGCTTTTATTGCTGATTACATACTTCCTCTAATTATTAAGGAGGAATAATGTACACCTTTTATAAAGATGAACTAGTAATGTCTGTTAACAAAACTAACTCAGATGAGGCACTGAGATTTGCTGACAGAATGATCTTACGTACACAGGACGGTTATTGGAAGCCTTGCAGTGTTGACTGTAAATCTTTTGAATGGACTCACATAATTCCTGTAGATGAAATTGTTTATAAAAAGGAACAAGCCAATAATGAAAACAATCGAGTTAGTGGTGCACATAACAACAGAATCACTTCGACACAATGCTAATATACAACAGGCTAGTATTGTAGAAAGTGCAGACACCTATGAAGCGGCTCTTGAAAAGTGCTATGATGTCGCTTTTAGAAAGTATGGTGTCACATCTGAAGATGTTTATAAAGTAAGGAGACTCTAAATGGTAATGTATAATATTAAATACTATGATGGGTCTGGATTTATGTTTGCAAACAAACTTTATGATAATCTTCAAAAAGCTCAGAAAGAGCTTAAGTTAATGACTTCTAAGATTGAGAAACTTGGAGGTTGTTTATCTATGGAAAGATATGTTTCTCCCGATCTAACCATAGAAAAGAAGGGGGCATAATGCCAAAAAGCAAAATGTCACCTGAAGAAGAGCAGGTATACCTCGAATCAATTAGCTTTAGTAATCTTGTAAAAGCTATTGATGAAAAATGGTCACATACCTACTTAGATGTACCAGAACAAGACTCATTTGAGTCTGAGGAAGAAACTTCCTGTTAATCTTAAATAATGGCCTTCTACTTTCTTTTTTTACAGTAGGAGGTCATTTATTTATATCGAAGCAGATAATAAATAAGGATATCACTTATGCGTAAATATAAATTAGAAAAAACAATAAATGGCAGAGCTTATACAAATGAGCTACGTCAATTTATCGCAAATCAAGTGGACTTAGAACTTAATCGTTCTAATAAGAATATTATGTCTATATGGGAATCGTTAGGGTCTCAATATAACCTATCGTGGACTACTATACGTAATTATCATAATGCATTGGGCAATTCTCCTAGTGCTAGAAAAAGACAAGCTAATAAAGCAAACGTGTTTCCTATATCTATTGGCAAATACTCAGAAGAACTTCGTGGTGAAGTTATGAGATATGCAATGAGATTTGGAGTTCCGATAGCTTCAAATAAATTTAAGATTTCTAGTTCCAGTATTTATGACTGGTTAAAATCTTATGGTTTAAGTACGGCATATTTTAACCGTTAATAAATCTACCTTCTACTTCCTTCGGGGGGTGGAAGGTTATAAAACTTTTTTTTTGTTTTAATTATAAAAAGGGTATTTATGAAATTAAAAATTAGCCTGTTAGTTTTAAGCATATGCTTAGAAATTTTAAAAATTCACAATAATAAAAACTTTGAAAAAACACAAAGGTAATTATATTGGAAAACAAAAACATTCTAGACAATTTAACCAAAGATCTGGAATACAGACAATCTCTTTTAGATAAAAGACAAGCAGCAAGCTTTTTAGAAAGGATGGAAGCAAGAGAAATAATAGAATTTTCTTACCCCCATATATTAAAAGGATTAGAACGGAAAGCTACATTAGTTGAAGTGGCAAGTAATATCGGTAGACGTCTTAGACAAAAATTAAGACAAAAGCAAAATAGTGTACTTGATGTGCAAGGAGGCTGGTTTGTAATTATTAGCTATATTGAATTAAATATACTAGGTTACAGGAAAAAGCACACTTATCGAAACGGTAAAAAAGATAAACACAGATCATATTTTTTGTTTGCTAAAGATTGGAATGCTATCAAAGAGCTTATGGAATTAGTAGATACAGAAAAATGTGATATGTTTCCTGTAAACACACCACCTGTAAATTGGACAAATTCAGCTTATCATGAATCAACTGGTATAGGTATTATCAAAAAAGGCTATGAAACTGCTTTAAAATACTTTGAGTCTAATGATATGTCTTATCTTATTAATACATTAAATAAACTTAATAACACTGGATGGAGAATCAATGAATCAGTGTTTGAAGTATATAAAGAATGTATGCATACAAAGATTAATCCCTTTAAATTTACAAAGGAAATTGATCCAATTAAAAGAGCTTCTTTAATAATCGAAGCAGAAGCAATACAGCGATTAGCTGAAAAAAACTTAAACAAAACGTTTTATCATCTATACAACTTCGATTTTAGAGGACGTATATATCCTAACACAGCTTTTTTACATGAACAATCTAGTGACAACGCTAAAGGTATCTTAATGTTAGACGAAGCTGTTTTACTAGGTTCTAATGGCTTGTATTGGTTGTGTGTCCATACTGCTAATGTATGGGGCAATGATAAGATAACACTAGATGATAGAGTTAGTTGGGTTGAAGATAATTGGAGTTGGATTATTAACCAAGCAGAGAATCCTTTTGGAACCTGTGACTGGATGAAAGCTGACAAGCCTTTTAGTTTTTTAGCAGCTTGTAATGAAATAAAGATGTTAGCCCAATGGACAAGAGAAGGGAATTCAGAAGAAAGTTTTCCTTCATGTTTGCCTGTTTACATTGATGGTTCAAACAATGGTGTTCAGCATTTAGTAGCTATGTCTCAAGACGATGAAGTAGCACCTTTAGTAAATCTTGTTCCAAGTGAGCTTCCAGGTGATGTTTACATGTTTATTGCTGACAAAGTATGGGAACGTTTAAATACAAAAGTACAAGAATTAGATATAGAAACTAAGAACAAGTTTAAAGAGATTTTTGATACTTCTATATCTCTACAGAGGGCATATGAAAATGCTCCTGAAAAATCTGAAAGGAAATCTTTAGCTTTTCAAGAAGCTCAAAAGTGGCGAAATCAGAATCGTGACTTAAGAGAAAAGTTGTTTGCTGTTTATTGGCACAACATTCAAGATAAAAAGATCCAACGTAAAACTGTCAAGCGTAATGTAATGACTTTAGGCTATGGCGGTACGTCTTACGGTATGGGCCAACAGGTGATAGAAGACACAAGGGATATCTCGCCTTACCTAAGAGACAAAGAACATCTCTGGGGTGCACTCCTTGGCTCTCTTGTACATACTACTTGCTACGAAGAGCTTAAAGGTCCAGCTAAAATGTTAAGACTCTTTCAGACAGTAGCTGAACGAGCTAATCAAAGAAAAGAGCATATGAAATGGATTTCTCCTATAACAAATTTTCCTGTAACACAAGCGTATAGAAAGCCAACTAATAAGCGAACAGAGCTAAAGTATGGCGATGAGATACTCAAAGTGCAGTTGCAAGTATGGGAGGAAACAACCGTAAATGAAACAAAACAGAAGACAGGCGCTGCACCTAACATTGTGCACAGCCTCGATGCTGTTCATTTAACAATGTGTATACATGATACAAATTATCCTGTTACTGTAGTACATGATTCTTTCGGGTCTCATGCAGGTAATATGAATAATATGTTTTATAATGTAAGAGAAAAATTCATAGAGTTATACGAAAGTATGCCTCTAGAAAACGTACTAGAACAATTAAAGTCAAGTGACTTAATCCCCAAGAAAGGGAACTTAGATGTCAGAGAAGTATACAAATCCAATTTTGCATTCGCTTAAAGAAGGTGATCGCATTGCTGTTTCAGGTTATGAAGATCACAAAACAGAAGAAGGTCATGTCCAAATTATAGGAGAAGGGTGGGTTGGTGCTCTTATGAATATAGACGGAGAAGAAACTTATGCAGAGTTTTATGAAGACGATATTGCCTATAATATTGAAGTTATAGGCTAAATAATACCTGACGTTAAAGAACATTTGTTCAAGATAATTTTAACATATATCCAAGAGGAAGTATAAAATATGGCTATACTCAAAAACGTAGAACTATTCTTTGCTAAACTAGATCCAAAAAAACCTAATGCAACTTTTGATGTTAATAATCCTACATGGGAAGTACAAATTCGTACTAGAGACAAAAAAGTAGCTAAACAATGGAAAGATCTAAATATCAATGTCAAAACAGATGATGATGATGATGGAGTGTTCTATAAAGCCAACTTGAAGAAAAAGACAAAGAAAGCAAATGGAGACCCTCAAAACCCTGTTAAGCTTATGGGTGGCGACTTATCTGATATTGATCCTAATATCTTAGGTAATGGGTCTATTGGTAATGTAAGAATTTATCAATATGAATATAAGGTAGGTACTCGCGAAGGTATAGCTTCTATGCTTATGGCAGTACAAGTTACTACTTTAAAAGAGTACACACCTAAACCAAGAGAAGATGACTTTGAAATGACTGAAATGAAAGTCGTTAAAGTTGCTGATAATCAAGACTTATCTGAAGAAGTATCGGATAAGCAATTAGATGATGAATTGACGTTCTAATTAAAATAAAAACAATTCAATGGGAGACTGTAATGGTCTCCCTTTTTTATTAAGGAATATAAATGTTTTATAGAAAGGTAGACGGTCAAGGTCTTATTTCAATTAAGTATGGAGAAAATAATAAAGACATTACTTGGGGTAGAACTCTTAATGTTAATTTAGAAACTTTAGACATGGTTATCTCAATAATAAACCATCACATCCAAGAGGAAAGTAAAAATGAAAAAGATGATAACAGTCTTTGAAGATAAATCACCTAGTTTAGAAGAAGTTCAAGGTATTATAGGTGGTTATGTGGAGCGTATCGTAATACAAGATTCAAAAGATCAAATGTATGTTGATGAAGAAGGTCTTTATAAAGATTTAGAATTTAATATAGAAGCCTCTAATTTAGCAAATAGACCGATTGTAGGTCATGCAGTTATATTAAAAGGTGACGCTATATGGAAATGAGATTGTGTAAAGGTGTTTACTTAGCAGGTCCAATGGCAGGATTAAGACCTACAGTTATGAAGGGTTGGAGAGAAATAGCTAAGCTAGATTTAGAAGCTGCACAAATACCTGTTTTAGACCCTACTCGTAGAATTACTTATCATGAACAAACTCTTAATGACAAAGGATTAAATCATAATGCAGCCAACAGAATCTTTAAACAAGATTTAAGAGATATTGCAAGATGTGAGGTTTTACTCGTTGATATGAGAGATCATCATAATGCTAAATCTCAAGGTACAGCAGCAGAGATGATGTTTGCACACATGAAAAATAAAATAATAATTGTGTGGAAAGATAAAAATGATAGTCTTAATCCGTTTATAACAGCTATGGCAACTGAAGTGTATAATACATTATCAGATGCTATTGATGCTGCTATAGACTACGCTTCATAGGAGGTTAGTATGGGATTTAGCCCTAGAATATATGAAGTGCATCTCTGGATGCAAGATAAAGAAGGTGATTGGTGGTGGGAACCCGAAGGGGGTGCTTACGAAGATTACGAAACAGCTTTAGGTTGGTACAATAAATTTAAAGCAGGTGGCTATAATGTAAAAATAGTTGAAACTAAAGTTGTAAGACTTTGGGAAGATAACAAGGAGTATACATAATGGAAAACCACAAGCAAATTCTTTTTCCTATTAACAAAGAAGAATCTGTTTCTATTGTAGAATGGAATGGAAAAAGAGAAGCAGCAATAGTCATATCAGATAGTACAGGATCACCTCTTGATGTACAAATGTTAAATAGTGGATATGATCTTTATAAATATTTACATAAATATTATGGTACAGGAGGGGTATTGTGAAAGCACAAGTACACTGGCATTTAAACAAGAAATTGTTTTGTATAACGTCTCGAGAGAAAAAAACTTATGGCTTAGTCGTAGCACGTAAGGAATCTGTAGTAGTAGGACTACCAAAATTTATCGTAAGAAAGTCTGGACGCGATAAAGTAAGACAAACAAAACATAAAAATGTCCATGCATTTATTAGAGGCAATGTTGAGTATGATACGTTTTTTAATCTTGGAAAAGGTAGATTAATAATGTATGATCCTTATAAATATGATACTTTTGTAATGGCTGACACTAAAGAACCATTACATGAAGGTACACTAGTCCAATGCAGAATTATAAATAATCACCCAATAATGGAGTTATATTAATGCCTTCAGCGCAAGTAGTAGTAACTTACGAGTTAGACTTTAAAGGTGAAGATATAAAAGATGCTAAGTACCAAGGTTTATATGACATAGCAGTATCAACACCTTGGACTGCTGATTTAGCAATTTCGGCAGATATTTACATCTATGATGATAATTATAATCCCATAACAGAAGATACAGAAGCATTGTTTGATGAATTTTTTGAAGGGGTTTCTAGTAATGAATGAAGTGTGGAAAATATGCACAATAGAAGACTTTAAAGGCTCTAACTGGTTTCAAATAGAAGTATATGGAGAAGTCCAAGAAGGCGGTTCTAATTCATATACTTCAGATGAGCCTCCTTGGAGAGAAGTAACTCTTACTGATATATGGAATATAAAAAGACGTAAATATGTATCTAATAAGGTTAAGAGGGCAATATTAGAAAAACATGGTGATGACTTGATAGAGGAATTGTCAGATGAATACGACAGGTGGTAAAAAAGATTGGGAAATACTAGACGATGTCTATGAAGAACGTGCAGCTATCTTAGAGTATGATGCAGGTTATACTAGACACGAAGCAGAACAAATGGCTGCTCAAATGCAAGGCTATAATAATAAATCTGCGCTTAAAAGACACATACAGGAACTAAAAGCAAACGGAACACATCAATGAAGTATATGTATCATGTTGAAGTAAATAAGGTTGAAGTGTTAGTAACATCTAATTGGCAAAAAGCTTTAGACTCTTGGTCTAACCTCTGTTGGGAAAACAGCGCTAAAGTTATTGTAGTTAAAAAAGAAGAAAAAATAGCAATGTATATTAAAGATCTTACTGATGCTAAAAATTGGTCTAAGGTCTTAATAGAAAACAGTGATAACAATCGGGTAAAAAAGAGAATAATGAAAGAAATGGTAGACCAAGAACACGATGGTATGAAACTTTTAGAAACAAAAGAAACAGGAAATTTCGGATACAGTGCTTATTTAGAAAAAGAGGCAGAAGAACAGTATCAAGCCCTTATTGCAGAGTCTAATTATGATTTAACAAGAGATGTAGACTTTCACGGTGACTTTGAAGCTATGAGTAGTAAAAAGCAAAATGAAATTATTAATCCTAAACATTATAAAATGATTCCCCCTGAAGCATATAAAAAATTCCCAGAAGGGTTAGAGTATATGCATTTAATGGAGTATATTTTAAATCATCATAAGGGTGTAGAATCACATTTATTAGGTCAAATATTTAAGTATGCTTGCCGATTAGGTAAAAAAGATTCTAAATTACAAGATGCAAAAAAAATATCATGGTATGCAGAAAGATTAGTAAAGGTAATCGAAGATGATAACTGAAGAAATTATTTATAAAACAAATCAAGAAAGAGAATTTCTTAAAATTAAAAATGATATAAAGAAAGCTATACACTCTATTGATTCAGCTATCCATTATCTACAAGAAACTTGTAACTATGATTCAGATGTGTTAGATATTGCAGTAGACGAATTAACTGATGTAAAAGAAAGACTAAAGCTCTTAGTGGAGGAATAGTATGGAAAAGAAGACAGAAATGATTGCCTTAGAGTATCTAAAGTGTTATCTAGCAGATTTAATTTACCAGTTTAAAACAGGTAGTATTAGCTACGTTAATTATAATTCTGCAGGTACTCAATATTTTGAAACTGAAGAAGACTGTGGGAAATATATAGAAGCACTAGAAAAATACATCACAAAGAGGTCAAAAATTATTGAAAAAGTTTGAACAGCTATATATAAGACGAATGGCTCGTATGTATCGAAAATATCATATAAGTTTAACAATACGTCAGGCCGTATTAAAAGCTTACGAAGCTTATGAAATATACAGAGAAGCAGAATTGGAAATGATGTATGAAGAACAAACCGACAAGCGGATTAGATGATTTAAAGTTTGATTTAAAAGGAGGTAGCTATGAAGAATTAGCAAATTCTTTAGAATATTGGGCTGAAGGCTTTTATTTAGAAACTCTACATGATGCTTACGGAGACTGTCTAGCTTACCTTTTATACAATATATCTAAGGAAATGAGACAAGTGTCAATAGCAGAGGAAGAAAATGCGACTAGTATTTGATATCGAAGCAGATAATCTGCTACCTAAAATATCCAAGTTTCATTGTGCAGGTGCTATAAATGTTGATACTGGAGAAGAGCATTGGTTCTTCTCTAATCAACTTAATGAGTTTTTATCTTTGTTAGACAAGGCTGATGTTATTGTTGCTCATAATGCCTATGGCTATGATATCGCTGCTTTAAATAAGCTAACAGGATGGAAACCTAAAGCTACTGTACAATGTACTAAAATAATGAGTCAAGTCTTAAATTATCGAAGATTTGGATTCGGTCACGCCTTAAAACAATGGGGTGAATTTTTTAATGACCATAAAGGAGACTATACTGGAGGCTTTGAAGAATTTAACAATGATATGTTTGTTTACATGCAACAAGATGTAAGACTTGGTGTTAAAGTTTACAAGTATTTGCTTAAAGAGCTTCAAGCTTATATTAATAAACATAATTCTAAAAATATTCTACGGGCATTGCGGTCTGAAATGGAATTAGATAGAATTATGACAGAACAGTGTGAGAATGGTTGGCAGTTTGATAAATTAGCTGCTGAAACTTTAGTTAGTAATATAGATAAAAAGATGGAGGAAATCTCTACTTATATCAATCCTTTACTTCCAGCTAAAGTAAATGTTGTAGATCCTAATACTATTGGTGTTTACAAACATTCTGTCACTAATGATGAAGGGGAGTATGACAACAAACGCATACCTCTTCCTGTGCTTGACAAGAATAGCGTAAAACCAGAAGATGTTCAGGAGTACGAGCCAGAAACAGGAAAACGCTATGCAATCACAAAAAGTCCGACTTACACGAAAGCAGGAAAGTTATCTTCCCACATTATCAAGTGGTTTGGGCCTAACATGGGCAGCACTATTGATGATTCCAAAATCTTTGGAGATTACTCTAGGGTTGATTATACTATTGGTGATATTGGTAATACTGATACGGTTAAGTCTTATCTGGGAACAATTGGGTGGAAACCTAATGAATGGAACTGGAAAAAAATTAATGGACAGTTCGTTAAAGTCTCAGCAAAACTCACCGACAGTTCCTTGGAGCCACTAGGGGATGTAGGCAAAGCTTTAATGGAGTATTATACTTTAAGATCACGACAATCAATTTTGAAAGGGTGGTTCGAATATATCGATGAAAATTCAAGATTACATGGAGATGTTTTTAACGTAGGTACTCCAACGTTTAGGCAGACTCATAAAATCATCGCCAACTTACCTTCAGGAAAAGCAACGCTCGGAAAAGAAATAAGAAGTCTTTTTGTTACTCCTAAAGGTTATAAACTTGTTAGTGCTGATAGTGCAGCCTGTCAATTAAGATTATTAGCTCATTATATGAATGATCCTGATTTTACTAAACAAGTACTAGAGGGTGATATTCATCAAATGAATGCTGATATTATTGGCTGCACAAGAAATGAAGCTAAACGATTTATATTTGCTTATCTTTATGGGGCAGGTGCTCAAAAGCTTAGTGGTTATATTAATCAATCAGTAGAGAAAACTAGAAAATCTGTTGCTAGATACAAAAAAGCATTACCAAAATTAGTTCAATTAATTAATAAATGTAATGCAGCAGTATCAAGCAGAGGTTATATTCTTGGTTTAGATAATAGACCTATAAAGCTATCAAGAGACGAAACACATAAGGCACTTAATTATTTGATACAAGGTGCTGAAGCTGTTGTTATGAAATATACTGTTCAAATGATTGATAAAAGATTAAGAGAAGCTAATATTGATTTTAAGCACTTATTATTTTATCATGATGAACATACTGTTGAAGTAAAAGAAGAACAAGCCGAACAAGCTAAAGATATTATAATTGATTGTTTTGCTGAAGCACCTAAAGCAGTAGGTATTAATATAATGACCTGTGGGGATTGTAAAATAGGAGATGACTACTATGACGTCCATTAACAAAGAACAAACACTAACAATTCGTCCAATGACAGATGAAGAAAGAAACAGAGCTAAAGAAAAAGCAAATGTTAATAGGTACAACCCCTTAAGCAATTTTCCTAAAGAATCTTTAGAAGCTAGGGTAGAGGCTATTGAAGAATTTATGAAAGTATTACTAGAGGAAAAAGAAAAAAAATGAGTATTACTACATCTATGGAAGTTATGATTCAAAATCATTTTAATAAGTTTTTTGAAGAGCTTAAATTTCAAGGAATTGATTTGAATCGAGACTTAATAAAAGATATTGAAGACTTAGAATATAATTGTATTGAAGTAACTAAAAGCCAAAACAGTACAGAGCAAGAGGAGTGGCACGACAAAGGTTTTGATACTGGACTTGATACTGGAAAAGAAATAGGTTATTGCAAGGGTTATGATGAAGGGTATCAAGCAGGTTTAGAGTTAGAGGAATGTAAATGTACACAGTAGAGTTTGAAAAAGATAGCTGTGTAGTAACAGTGCTCTCTGATAAAGATGAGTTTGAAGATATTGAAATGATTATAGGAGAAACTGGAAATGTTTTTCTTAGACAATATCAAGAATATAAAGATGAATATGATGTAATTGCAATAGGTTATGACCAATTGTTAGATATTGTATCTTCTGTTAATAGCCCTGAAGGAATGTTTCGAATAGTTAGGAAAGATACTATATGAATAGTGAATTATATGAATATTTAGCGATGCAATTTTATCATGATAATAAAGATCATCGTCATTATAATTATTTGTCTCATGGTCTTAAAGAAGAAGTTGATGAAGTTATTAATGCAACTACTGATGATGAAACTATTGAAGAATTAGGAGACGTATTATGGTATGTAACTGCGATTGCTCACAAAATGGGAGTTAGTCTAGAAACTCTTATGAAAGAAAATTATTATAAGTTAGAAAGACGTCAACTTGTTGGAAAAAAACAATAAAAAATACTTGACGTTAAAGAACAATTAAAGGAGCTATTATGATAGCACTTATTGATGGTGATGTATTATTTTATATGGCTATGTGGGGAGCAGAATCTAAAGAACATGCTAAAGAGAATTTTGATAGTTTGTTCACATCTATAACAGAATCATTATTTGTAGATGACTATGCTATGGCAATTGGAAACAATGAGGGTAGTAACTTCAGATACGATATTTATAGTTTATATAAAGCAAATCGTGCTAAATCAAAATCAGAAAGACCAGAATGGTTCTTCGATTTGAAGTCAGACATTGTTAATGATTATGAAGGGTGTATATTTGCTGATAATTGCGAAGCAGATGATATGCTAAGAATTTGGGCTAATCAAATTGAAAAATCTAATAATTTTAAAGACTATATTGTAGTTAGTGTAGATAAAGATTTAGATTGTATAAGGGGGAAACATTATAACCCTAGAAAGGATCTTGTGTACACTGTACAAGAAGAAGATGCTAATTATCACTATTGGAAACAAATAATTATGGGTGACTCTACAGATAATATTCCTGGAGTGCCTGGAATTGGTCCAAAGAAAGCTGAGAAGCTTCTTTTAGAAGAACCTCCTGCTGTAGCAGCTTGCAAAGCCTATGAAAAGTATTATGGCGAAGAAGGATATAATTACTTGCTAGCGAATGGGAAATTAATACATATATTAAGAACTCCTACAGATTACTTTCATTTCTCAAGGACACAATATGATCAAGCAATATGTGGATGATTTTGGCCATTGGGAGTGGTCTGGTGGTAAGTTTCAATCTGCTGATTACTTTGGCTTTGTCTATTGTATAGAAAACATTAAAGACAAAACTTTTTATATAGGTAAAAAACAATTTTATCATCATGGTAAGAAAAAGTCTAGAACCTATGGTAAAGAAATGAGTTGGAGAAGCTATGTAGGCTCTTCTAAATATTTAAAAGAAGATATTAAAAAGTACGGAAAAAAACATTTTAGATTTGACATGATAGATCTTTATAGCTCAAGGGGTGGATTGTATTATGCAGAAGCATATTTACAAATGGCAACAGGTTGTATGATAGATTATAAACAAGAGAGCACAGGAAAAGCTAGATATTATAATCAACAAATTGCAGCCATTAGATTTAGACCTAATGAATACCCTACAAAAAGAACAATAGATTATGTCAGCAAGATAAAAAAGAGGTATTAAATGAAAGTTTCTCCGATAGCTCCAGCAATGTGGCTAGCCGCAATGTTTTCCTTATTATTAGGATTATTTGACTATGCACTAGGTTATAAAGCTTTTGATCCTATTATTGCTGTTATTTTTTATTTGTTTTTTCAAGAATCAAGTAAGTTTATAGCTGAGTTAACAATGGAAGATGATAATGGGAAGAATAATAAGCCGTAATCAACCTTGTGAGAAATGTGGAAGCAGTGATGCTAAACAAATATACGAAGATAAATCTGCTTTTTGTTTTTCATGTAGACAGAATTTTTTAGCCCCAAAAGAGGGTACAATAATGCCAGATAATACAGACTGGAATAAATATAATTTTAATAAACTGCAAGAAGTAGAAAATGATTATTCTACTCGTGGTTTCAAAGAGCGCAACATATATAAAGAGGTGGCTAAGCATTATGGTGTCAAAATTTCTTACGATCTTGACGGTAATATTGATAGTCATTATTACCCTTACTACTCTGGCACACAACTTGTCGGATACAAGGTCAGAAAATTACCCAAAGACTTTACCTCTATTGGAAAAATTAACGGTGGAATCTTTGGACAGCAATTATATTCATCAGGAAAAAGAATAGTTATAACAGAAGGCGAATTAGATGCTATGGCAGTTCAATCTGCATGGTATAAAAAATATAAGACCTTTTATCCTGTTGTAAGCTTAAGAAGTGCTAGTTCGGTAAAAGATTTAATTGAATGCAGAGACTATTTAAGAAACTTTAATGAAATAATATTATGGTTTGATAAAGACGAGGCAGGTCAAATTGCCACAAAAGAAGCAGCGCGTATTATTGGTTATGACAAAATAAAAATAGTCACATCCGAAGAAAAAGATGCTAGTGACTTGTGGATTAGATCGCCTGACGAAGTCTTAAAATGTATTTATAATGCAACAGAATATACACCTGCAGGTATTCTTACTAAAGATCAATTGTGGGATCAATTAGAAAAATATAACGAAATAGAATCAGTACCTTATCCACCTTTTATGGATGGGTTAAATGATAAACTAAAAGGAATGCGTTTTGGCGAAATTACCTTATGGACTTCGGGAACAGGGAGTGGGAAATCTACACTCCTTCGTGAAATTGCAGTACATCTTCTTGAAAATACAAAAGATAAAATTGGCATTATTTCGCTTGAAGAGTCTCCAGCTGAAACTGCCAGAAAAATGGCAGGAATGGCTATTTCAAGAAACCCCGCTAATGAAGAAATACCTATCGAGGAACTTAAGGTTGGTTTTGATTCAATTTTCGGGGATAATAGGGTTATGGTACTTGATCATCAAGGCTCAATCTCAGATGGATCTATCATGGATTTTCTGGAGTACATGTGCCTTAGCGGTTGTAAGTACCTGTTCGTTGATCACATTACTATTTTGGCTTCAGAAGGAACCGAAGGACTAACTGGAAATGAAGCAATAGATAAGATTATGAATGACTTATTAAGATTAGTTAAAAAACATGATGTATGGATTGGCCTTATTAGTCATCTTCGTAAAACAGATAATAAAGGTAAAAGCTTCGAAGAAGGCAAATTACCCTCAATGGATGATATTCGAGGTTCAGGTTCTATTAAACAAATCTCTATGGATATTATCGCATTTGCGAGAGATGTTGGATCAGATAGGGAAGAAGAACGTAACACTATTAAAACAAAAGTTCTTAAGTGTCGATATACAGGATTAACTGGTCCATCTGGAACCCTCTATTATAACTTTGAAGCAGGAAGATTAAAAAAGGGATCTGATGAATTCGAAAAACAAGATGAAATCACAATTTAAAATGGATGAACAACACTTAGTTCAACTCTCAATAATATGTCAGCTTCTAGACTCAGGGGCTGACATTTCTCAACTTAATCCAAATATACAAAAATATTTACAAGGTATGGCAGATGATTTAAATGAAGAAGATGATGATACATTTGACTCTCTTTATTATTATGCTGACACCTTCTTTAATATTGCTAACAAAAATGAAAGGATGCTACATTGAAGGCAGAATTCGACAGGCTAAAAGCCAAAGGATATACTAATGAGGCTTTCCACAAGTATATAAACAATGCTAATACTAAGAAAATATTTACATCTAATGAATTAAAAATACTACATAGTATGTGGTGTGGAGATCACTCTGAAGGTGAAGAAATTAATATATCCATTGATGATGATACAGTTACTATGACTTCTGAAATTAATTTAGAAGATATGGATAAAAATGAATTAGATGAATATGCTATTAATACTTGGGGTATTGATTTAGATAAAAGATTTAAAAAAGAAACAATGCTTGAAGAACTTCAAGATGAATTAAAAAAACAAAACGAAGAATAATTGAACTACCATTTATTATGAAGGGAAAATAACATGGACCCATACCAAAGCTTTATCCATCTGTCTCGTTATTCACGTTATCTAGATGATTGGAATCGTCGTGAAACGTGGGATGAAACAGTAGATCGACTTATTGGTTTTTGGCAAGAGCAAGTTGGAGATAACACTTTAACTAAAGACGAATTTAATAATATAAAAAACTCAGTGTATAATCACGAAGTAATGCCTTCAATGAGATCTATGTGGTCAGCAGGTAAAGCATTAGCACAAAATCATTTTAGAGGTTATAATTGTAGTTTTGCAGCTATAAACCATCCAAGAGCATTTGATGAAATACTTTTCATATTAATGGCAGGTACTGGTGTTGGTTTTAGTGCCGAAGCTAAATACGTCAATAAACTTCCTATAATTAATGATGCTTTTGTTAAAACTGAAAGAGTTATTCAAGTAGAAGACTCTGCTGAAGGTTGGGCTAAAGCTTTGAGAAAACTAATAGCAGATTTATATTTAGGAAATATACATGAATGGGATTATAGTAAAGTACGTCCAGAGGGCGCACGACTTAAAACTATGGGTGGACGCGCTTCTGGTCCGCAACCACTTGTGGATCTTTTTAACTTTGTAACTAAAACATTTAAGAATGCAGCAGGACGAAAATTACGTCCAATTGAAGTACACGATATCGTTTGTAAAATAGCAGAAATAGTTGTAGTAGGGGGTGTTAGGCGTTCAGCACTTATTTCAATGTCAGACCTTGGAGATCCTGAAATTAGAGATTCTAAATCTGGTCGTTGGTGGGAAACAGAAGAACAACGAGCGTTAGCTAATAACTCTGCAGTATATGACCAAAAACCTTCTATGAATGTGTTTATGGAAGAATGGGTTTCTTTAATGAAATCAGGGTCAGGTGAACGAGGTATATTTAGCCGTTATGGTGCTCAAAAACAAAACAATAAAGGGCGTAGAGAATCTTCTTTAATTGAAGGCTCTAATCCTTGTGCTGAGATACTTTTACGGTCAAATCAATTATGTAATTTATCAGAAGTAATCTGTAGAGAAAACGATACAGAAGAAGATCTTGCAGATAAAATTAAAGTTGCCACTATATTAGGTACATTGCAGTCAATGTTAACTGATTTTAAATATGTACGAAAAGTATGGCAAAGAAATTGTGAAGATGAGAGATTATTAGGAGTTTCTTTAACAGGTATTCAAGATTGTAGAGTACTAAGAAACCCAGATCCTGCAATGCTACGTAGATTAAAGCAAGTTGCAGTAGATACAAATAAAGAATATGCTGAGAAACTTGGAATAAAGCCTTCTACAGCAATAACAACAGTTAAACCAAGCGGTACAGTTTCACAGCTAGTAGATAGCAGCAGTGGTATACATGGTAGATTTTCACCTTATTATATTAGGGCAGTAAGACAATCTAACAATGATCCATTAACTGAAATGTTAAAAGATCAAGGTGTACCCAATGAAGCTGATTTAATGAATCCTTTAAAGACAACGGTGTTCTATTTTCCAGTAAAGTCACCATCAGGTGCTACATTAGCTAACGAACAAACAGCTATACAACAACTTGAAAATTGGCTTAAATTTCAAGAAAACTGGTCAGAACACTCTGTGTCAGTAACTATTTATGTTAAAGAAGACGAGTGGATGCAAGTTGGTGATTGGGTATATAAACACTTTGATCAAATAACAGGTATTAGTTTCTTGCCTTATTCAGAACATACTTATCAGCAAGCACCTTATACTGCTTGTTCTGAGCAAGATTGGATTAAAGCCGTTAAAGCTATGCCTTTAGTAGATTATTCGTTACTTCCTAATTATGAATTAGAGGACAATACAGAAGGTGCTCAAACATTAGCTTGTGGTGCAGGAGGTTGTGAGATATGATAGCTTATTTAAAATGGTGGAAAAATATTTATGATAACCAAGATAGAAGCAAACATCGTATTTATACTGGTAAATACGAAGATTTATGTATGTAATAAACTATGCTAGATATTGGCGGTTTAGTTTGGTGGCAATGGTGGCTGTTATTAATGGTCACCATTAACACAAGTCTAAATACTATTACTTTTTTTAAACATAGAAAGACTAGTAGACAAGGGAAAGCAATACTTGACGTTAAAGAACAATAAGGAGTAACAAATGAGTAGTCCGAGAGAATTAGCAGAAGTAGAAGCAAAGAAAACGTTTGAAGGTTTTATTAAATGGAGTAAAGTTTCATTTTATTGGATTATGGCAATATTAGTTATATTAGCTTTTTTTGATTTTGGTGCTGATAAAAAGACAGGTAGTCAATACAATGGTGCAGTATATGAACCAAAAAATATAGGGAAAGATTAATGTGGGCTTTAGTATGGTTACAGTTAGTAGTTAATGATGGTGGTGGTATTAATTATTACCATTTAGGCACTTACGGTAATATAAATGTATGTGAAAAAGAACTGGAAAGAGCACGTATTATAATAGAAAATCCTAATGAGGCAATTGCTTGTTTAGAATTATTAAGGAGTAATAAATGATAGCTGTTCAAAGAAAATCTATATTATCAGGCGAGTATAATACTATGCAATTAGATGTTACTGAAGAACAATTGCAAAGACATCGTAACGGAGAACTAATACAAGATGTTTTTCCGCATTTACCTGCTGAAGAACGTGAATTTATAATGTCGGGTATTACCCCTAAAGAATGGGAAAAGATTTATGGCGAAAGTGATAGGCTTTAAAAAAATAAAGTTTAGTAAACCTAAGAAAACATCGATAGGTAATAAAAACTTAAAAACATCATCAATGAATAAACACAAGCGTAGAAACAAAGGAATGTCTCATGTCGGATCAACCTAAAACTTTATTAGAATCTTTAGGTAGACTATTAGGCTCAGCAATGGGGTTTACTATTGCAAGCGTATGTATTACTTGGGTAGGTCTTTATGTATTAAATTATTTAAATTGGCTTCCTTTGTAATGACCAACGTAATTGATATAAATAAAAAACTTCAACAAAAAAAGGAAGAAGATTTTGAGGAAAAATATTTTGATGCACATTCCTTTGTATTAGATTCCTGTGAAGAGGTTTTTACTTACGGTGCTATTGTAATAGAAATTACAGAAGATAAATCCGTTAATATATCATCTACAGGAGATTTATCTGCCGACATTATGATTGATGCTCTCGTTTCTGCCGCTTTTAAAATAAAAAGCGAAAGTGAAAATTAATGTATATAATAATATTTATGTTATTTTTAGATTCTCAAACATTTAAAATTTCTTCTAATCAAGTAATTTATCCAGATTTAAATACTTGTAAAACATCTGAAAAAATTATAAACGAATCTTTAGAAAAACAAAAACCTACAAAGAATTCATTTGTCATTTCTAAATGTGTACAAATGACTAATAAAGGAGTATCAATATAATGATTAGATTTTGGAAATATATTATTCGATGGAGATCTCATCGTAATGTTATAAAAGAATTAAACCAATTATCTGATAGAGAATTATTGGATATTGGATTTAGCAGATCACAAATTAATAATTTGATTTGGAGAGAAGAAGATATTAAGAAACGTGGTGAAAAAACTCGTAGAGGACCAGATAAACTATTATGAATGATGAGATGTATGAGATGATAGACGAAATGTATCAAGACTATATAAAAGATGGATTTGATTTTAATACAAGCGATACTTTCGATGAAATATTTAAAAGAATTTTTACAGACGCAGTTACTTTAACTTTAAAGGTATTAGATGAAGAGGATAATTAATGTATTATATCATAGGTAAAAATAATTGTATATGGTGTGATAGAGCTAAGTCCTTTTTAGATAAAAAGAAAGTACCTTATGTGTACAAAAATTTAGATGAAATTACAAAAACTAATAGAGAAAAATGGTTAAACTTAATTACAGATGACTTTACAATGAAAACAGTACCAGTAGTTATTAAGTTAGTTGGTACAGCCGTAGATTTAGAGGAAGAGTTTAATGATGACTGAAGAAGTCGTTAAAAAGAAAAGAGGCAGAAAGCCTGGAGTTAAAATGACTCCTAAAATAAAACTAAAGCATAGCCCTAAAACTGCTAGAGAAGACTTCCTCAAAAAATATAAAGATATTGCAGAAATTGGTATATACGGTATGGACAAATATGCGTATGAGATTATTAATTATCTGTGGGAAGATCCAGAAAAATGTTTTTTTGTTACCGACAGTAATCGATCAAGATTAGATAATGCTAATAGGTACTACGGACAAAGAAGTTTTTCTATGTACAGGTGGGAAATCTGTTCAGAATCAGGATTTATTGAAACACCCAGAGTAGATGTAATACTAGTCTCTAAGGATTGTTTTGATAATGTTAAAGATCGTCCAAATCCTTATAATGTTGAAATAGTAATAGTAGAGGAAATATGACAGAACATTTTATACCTTATGATCAAACTAAAGAAATGATCCCTGTTAGGGCTGTTTGGCATCCTAACAATCAATTTCATTACGTCAAGACTTACGATAATGATACTTTTTACCCCCTCGAATGGAATAATCAGTATAAATATTACAGTGGTATGGTTAATGGTGAAAAGGGTTATGTAGCCCATTAAGAGAGGAAATGAAATGGAAATGATGAAAAATTTAAAGTTAGCAATTATGGCTAATAAAAAGGTACTTGTAGTAGGAGTTATTATTGGTCTTGCTATAGCCCAAATTGCACCTATGTAATTTTACTATGCAGGGGTAAAGTGTTACGGTAGCACAAGAGATTCCAAATCTTTTAGAGTGGGTTCAATTCCTACTACCCCTGCCAATTCTTAAAACGATCTCTTAGCTCAGCTGGATAGAGCAAGTGCCTTCTAAGCACTAGGTCGCAGGTTCGAATCCTGCAGAGATCGCCACTATAAAGGAATAATAATGTTTGAACCTAAATGCACTTACTCAGTCTTTGCATTGTGTGAAGAAGACCTTAATACTACTTATCAGGAAAGTTGTAACTATGAATGTTTTCAATCTGCACAAGAAGAAGTAGAAAGATTAAGTAATCTAGGCTATCTAGTAAAAACTTATATTTTTAAACCAGTTTTAGTTGATACTACTCAACCTGTTGAAAAAGAAGATGAGTTTGAAGAAAAGGACAACTATGAACAACAAGAGTGGGATGACCTTTATCCTCCTAATGATGACTATTTTTATTAAAGGGAATTAGCAATGAAAGTTAAACGTATTGTAAATCCTGTTGCTAAAGCATTAATGACGCCTAAGTTCAGGCCTAAAGTAATTCCTAACAAAAAGAAAAAGATTAAACCTAAACATAAAAAACTAGAGATCCCCTCAAAGTATCTTTCGTTGTCCTTAACTGGATGATGAAGGATACTTTGAGGGGATCTCCCCTATTTTTTTTTTTTATCACACAACACACAAAGGAAAATATTATGGAAAAATATACTAAAAACCCTTATCAAATTCGTTATGACGTTCTTTCTATGGCAAAGGACATGATGGATCAGACTTATAGTTCTAACATGATTATGGCAGAAAAAGCTATGGAGCTTTACAAAGATAATACTGAAGAAGCTCTTAAAGCTTGGGATAAATATGTGCCTGTTATGTACACTCCTAATGAAATAAAAAAGAATGCTGAAACTCTTTATGAGTTTGTAATGAATAATAGTAATGACAAATAAATTATCTTTTATTAAAAAAATTGGCTGGTTAGCTATACTATTTTTCACTATTAAAGGATTTTTTTGGTTAGCTGCAATGTACTATGCAGGATCTTTTATAGCGTTTTTAAATACCTGACGTTTAAGAATAACTTTGCTAAGGTTCTACCGAAGTGATACTTTGGACTCTCTTATTGGTACTTGAAAAGAGATGTTCTTTATGCCCCCCGATAGTACCCACTGAGTGTACTCTTATACCTCTTTTCGGGGGGTTATTAAGTATCACTTTGGTATCCTTAATGTAGTTATTATTTTACTGTCTTTAATTAACAGCTTTTTAATGTTTTCATATAATTAATTATTTATTTTTTTAATTATTTAAAAGCGTTAAAAAAAATTTCAATTGAAAAAGAATCTATAAAAGAAAAGAGAAGCAAAATGGAAATTCCGAAAGCCCCTGAGAACGCACCTGTTCCTAACTTACCTCCTGACAATGCTCCTCTACCTATCACATAAAGGAAAAAATTATGGCAAATCCTCATCCGACTAAACCTCAGATGGGCGGTCGCAGAGAAGGTGCTGGACGTCCTAAAGGATCTAAGAACATTAACTCTATGTCCTCTGTAAAAAAGCTTGAAGAATTAGGCTTTGATCCTATTGAAATGATGGTTGAGAAATATAACGATATACAGACTAAGCTAGACTATTTAGAAACTATTGGCAAACATACTTCTGGCGCTTATGCTCAGATGACAGCCACTCAAGGTACACTCATAAATAACTTAATGGCTTATGGCTATAAGAAGATCCCTGACAAGATTGAGCAAGAAGTTACTGAAAAGAAACCTATCTCAATACTACTTACTGATAATAAAAAGGAAGATAAAGATGAATGATGAAGAATCATGGCATCTCTCCAAGAGCGTACCTGTAACATTTATTTTAGCTATTTTATTACAGACGGTAGCTCTTGTATGGTATGTGTCTAGTTTAGATAATGCTATTGAAAATAACACAAGAGATTTAATGAGGCAAGAAGGCCGATTAGACTCTTTAGAGACTATAGTCCAAACCCAAGCGTTAACTTTAGTACGTATGGATGAAAATATAAAAGCCATTAGGCTTATGATGGAAAAAGACCGACAGATTAGATAACAGATATATCCCTGATAGCAAAATTAACAGCTAGGGGAATACTATGATAGATCCAATTACTGCTATTGCTGGAGCCTCCGCTGCGTTTAACGCTATCAAAAAGGGCATTCAAGTAGGCAAAGATTTACAAGACATGGGTGGACAATTATCTCAATGGGCTGGAGCTATGGCTGATATAGACTTTGCTCAGAGACAAAGCGATAACCCTCCTTGGTATAAAGCATTAGGTGGCGGTACTGAAGCTCAAGCCATGGAAATATTTGCTGCACAAAAGAAAAGAGATTCAATGCGTGCAGAATTAAAAGAGTTTATTTGTTTACTTTATGGGCCATCACATTGGGAAGAACTTCTAAGTATTGAAGCAAAGATTCGTAAACAAAAAAAAGACCATGAATTTCGTAAGATGGAAATCAAGCAATCTATAATTGAGTGGAGCGCAGGTATATTTCTTTTAATTCTCTTAGGAAGCTGTTTAGCAGGTTTCGTATGGCTA